ATGAACCTGAGAAGCCCTCATACTGATTCAGATGAAAGTGATTTCGATTGCGATGAGCATAGGGCGGAAATTTTGTCAGAATCGCTCGATGATGAAGAACTGAAACACGAAGCAGAAAATGCAATTGAAGCCGTTATTCGCGATGACGAGCATGTTGGTGAGCTCCTTGACCAACCAGGCACCAAGGCGGCTATGACGAAGGTTGTAATGTCTGCGATGATGCAAAGCGAACGTCATCGAGGGCCGCTTCCATCTCCTCGGCAGCTGCATGATTATGAGAAATGCTTGCCAGGTGCGGCAGAAAGAATTGTTGCTATGGCCGAGCGGGAACAGATTCATCGCCACGGTACTGTTGACGGCTTTTCTGAGTTTCGGAATGAAACGTTAGCTCATGTAAAAACTCGCGATGCACGCGGCCAGTATTTGGGCTCGTTTCTGTGTCTCTCTGTGATTGGCCTGAGCTTCTATATGGCTGCTATAGGTCATGCGGCTGTTGGTGGCTCATTAGCGGGCGTGACGTTGGTCGGGCTCGCGGGTGTGTTTTACAGCAGACAAAGAAAGGCTGAGAATGCGGGCGAAGTAGATCTTTCAGATTGAATCATTGGTCTCCCGAAGGATTTACGAGTGGAATGCTTAGGTCGTAGACGTCCATCATGGACTCATCGCGGTGACCTGACGCCTGCTGTTTGTCTGCTCTAGTTCCCGCGGTATCGGTGATACCTTTGCGCTTGAAGTCGTGCATTCCGAAGCGCTGCTCTTCAGTGAGAATCCCTTTCTCGATCGCCTGGACGATCAGCCGCTGGAAAGCTGTATCAAGCCCTGACTTCGATAACTGCCTGCCGGTTGCTGCAATGACCAGGAAGCGCTGGTCTGCTCGAATCGGCACCGGCACGCGCTTTCGCTCCCACGTCTCTGACCTGACCGCCTTGGCAGCGTCCCAGGCGGCACGCAGCCGAGGAGTCCACCGGACAATATTGTCCCGGCTACCTTTACGGCGATTGGTGAGCACCCCTTCGTTGAGTTCGTTCTCGTCGGTGAGTGTGATCGTCTCGATCCCGCGCAGGCGGCATAGGTATCCAATCTCCATCACATACCACAGGTAGGGCGAACAGGCCCCAGGCTGGCCGCTCTTGAGCTGGCCTTGCTGCTTCGCAAACCTGATCAGGTTAACCATGACCGTGTCTTCGGGCAGTCGGCGCTGCTTGCGCTCTTTCGGCGATTCAATGCCCTTGGCCGGGTTGTCCTTCACAAAACCACGGTTACGGCCCCACTGCATCACGCGGCGCAGGTATCGCAGTGAGTGGGCGGCTTTGGAGGGGGTGCCATCCTGGGCTATCTTGTCGATGATGCGCTGGACCAGCGCCGGCGTGAATTTGAGCACCGCCAGTTCGCCCAGCGGTTTGCCAAGCTTCGTCGGAAACGCTAGAAGCACGTCGCGGGAGTAGACATAGTCGTCGTGGGTTTTATCGCTGAGGACCTTGTACTGGTCGCTCTTGTGGAACTCATCACAGAGGTATTGCAGGCTGTCGCGGTCTACGCCGTTGCGCTCCTCAATGAGGCGGTGAAGCTCTGAAAGCGTCACGTTGCCCGCGCAGAGGTTCTGCCGCTGTCGCCGCCCGGCCTCATTGAAATACAGGATGTACCAGCACCCAGCGCCCCTATGGTCGAAATACACCGAACGCGGCAAAGCCGTCTGGTCAATGTGCCCAGGGATGTTTGGATTGTGTTGGCGCTTTCGACCACGTTTCATACGATGTCCGCACTGTAGCTGTCGGTGCCCACGGGTTTTAGCCCGCCCGCCTGGTTGATCAAATCCACCGTGGTCCAGGGGCCCCTTCGCCCACTGAAAATCCGAATGCCTTGGGAGCGCAACGCTTTTTCAACGTCAGCCCGGCGGCTATATCCGGTTACGCGTTGTAAGTCTTCAAACTCTAGTACACGGGCTGCGCTCATGCTGCCTCCACGGTTATTGGCTCCCAGGCCGACTCGCACAGCCCGTAGGCGCTGGAGCAGGCGGAGGCGTCAGTAGCAATCAGTAGGTCGTATTGGATACCGCCTCGGGCTGTCTTGGACCATTCAACTGCCTGGCGAATGCTTGCGATCTCCATGACTTCAATGGCAGTCATGTCCGCGATTGAGCCTTTCGGATGCTTGGCATTTGATCCGGCAAAGAACGTGGCAGCACCGCGTTTGCTGGCCTGCTGGACGGTTCGCTCCCAGCGATCGATCCGGTCAATCGCTTCGGGGAACCGCAGGGCAATCTCGCGTAATTCATCCTTGCGGCAGTTGATGCAGGGCATGCAACCGACACGCCCCATGCCTTGTGAATAAAGCGGATTCGGTTTGATGCACATGTAGCGGTGAGCTTCGAACACCGCCGGGACATCCCACTTCAAGATCGGGCGGTAGTTGAACAGGCCACCACCGACTTCGTCGCATTCCGGCAGATATCGTCTGTTTAGCGACTCGTCTGCGCGCACACCCTGCCAGCTCAGAATCATGTCGCCGGCACCCATCAAAGGCATGACTACTTGCTCAAGCATAGGGTCACGCTTCAGCTCCATGGTGCAGAACTGGGCCTTGCGGCTAGGGAACCGGCCTTTCCAGATGCACAGATCTAGGAAAGGGTTGCCGGTGGGCTGCAGCACGTCCAGCGCTGCAAGCACAACCTCCTCTGCGATACCTTGCGCCCGCCACTTAGATTCGATAAATCGGCGCTTACCTTCAATGCGCTGGGTAAAGTCAGCGCGCACCCGGGTTATTTTCGTGCATGTGGCTTGTTCCAGATAATCAAGGTACTCGTAGGTCTGTTGGTGCTCGTTGCCGGTGTCCGCGAAGACGGCCTGCAGGTTGGGTGCCTCTAGGGCAATGGCGACCAGTAGAGTGGCAGTGCTGTCTTTGCCGCCGCTTAGGCTGATAATGTTGTGAGCAATCATTGATGGCCTCCCGGAGCATCGGTCATTTGCCAGGGGAGAGGTGTGCGCAGTCGAGCTTTACTTTCAAACGCCTCCAACTCTTTTTTGCGATATTTTTCTGCGTTACGCACGAGTTGAAAAAGTCGATTTACTTCCATTTTTTGAATAACTTTCAGCTGGCTGCAGGCTGCAAGAAACCCCCAAATCCAGGTGCTGGTCCGAGCAAGCTCCTCTTTTGTAGCAGAGTTTCTTAGGGCCTCTAACTCTATGACGAGTGAGCACAAGTCAAAGGTTGTTGGCCTATTAATGTTTTTTTTGCGAACGCGATTGTTCCATTGTTCGGTCAGCAAAGGTTTGCAGTCTTCTTTCACGCTGTAACGTATGTTTGTGGAGGCTCCGCATCGTTCGTGTTTGCATTCAATCCAATGGCCGCCGTCACCATCGTGTGCGAATTGAGCACTACTTCCGCAAAAGGGGCAGCGCAATAATGGAGCGATTTTCTGAGTATTCATTGATGCACCTCTCCTGTTACATCCGAAACGATTGATGAGTGCGCGACGGCGGTAACTTCTGCTCGGCGTGTTGTGCTCCGTCGGATTGGATCTCACACACGAATCTGTGTCGTTTCCGGTTGGGCGCAGTCAGCGCCTTGGTCAGATCAGGCAGAACGTCAATGCATTGCTCATAGGCGTGAGGTCCCTTCCAGCTATCAGCCTTCACCACCTGGCAGTCTGTACGGGTTGCGTCCGCGCACAGGTACAGCAGTAGGAAAACGGTCATACGCCAACCTCCTGCTGCGCCACACTCAGCGCAATCGCCACCGGCTGCACCCAAACCGAAACGTTGCTGAGCATGAACGTCTCTCCTGCCTCGGAAAGCAGCAGTGTCATGCCGAACACATCGGCCATTGCCCTGGCTGCCGCACGGGGTACTGCATTCCCAATCCGCTCTCGGTGCTGGCCGTCGTTGACTCCGTCCAGCCGGAAGACTCCCGCCTGTTCGATCTTGCGAACGCGCTGCATCCGTTCGATCTCATGGGCGGTCTGCGGATCTGGTGACCAGTGATCTTCTGGGTCGAACAGTGATTGCAGCGCGGCCAACTCCAGCGTGGTGAACGGCCGGTGCCAGGTCCCGTCGAGGCTGGTGATCATGCAGGTCAGCCGATCGTTGTGCGCCGGCATGCGCTGATCGGCAACTGACCAGCGGCCGTTATCGTGGCAAGCACTGGCGGATACGGCGCCGGCCGGTGCGCTGTATTCGACTACACCGTAATGCCCGCCAGTCAGGTACGCATCGCCCTTGCTGCGCGACATTCCTGGGCGAGGATCTGCGATCGATAACACGCCGCTGGCGACCTGTTGCGAGCCAGTCACGGTCTTGGCGCTCTCGCACCAGGGCGTGATCCGCAACTTTTGCGTGCTGGCATTCGGGTGCCATTTTTTGTAGGAGGGATCTGCCACGGCGAAAGCGCCTTGCCCGGTGGTGCTTCCGGCGATGACGGTGCCGGCCGGCTTGCTGTAGTCGGTGACCAGGTACTTGCCGAAACCCCTGGACGGTTGCCGAGGGTCGGCCACGGCCTGCCCGCCACAGCTCGGCCCGTGTCCTGCAGTGACAGTGCCGGCGGTTTGGTCATTGCTTACCACGCGGAACACATTATTGTGGCGCTCGCCGGTCATGCGCGGGTCAGCAACGCTGAACGTCCCTTGCCCTGGGCTGCGCTGACCGGTTACGACACCGCAGTGGCGGTCATAGGGCAGTACGCCGAATTGGGTGTACTCGAATTTGTTGGTGGGTCGCGGATCTGCCACGGAAAACTTGCCGTTCATTGGGCGGCTCGCACCTGCAACAACCCCGGCTGTATCGTCCCAATCGACAACCCCGAGTACGCCGTTGTGGTAGTCAGGCACGATCACAAAGTCGCGCAGGTGCCCGTCCTCGATCGCAAACCGGCTCAGGCTGCGCCAATCCTTCCCGGCCTCGACCAAGGCCAGGCGTACCCATGTTTTCCACTGCAACGCCGGCACGCGGTGCATCGGCCCAGCCTGATCTATATCGCCAGCCAGGGGCATGCGGCTCAGCACGTCACCGACGGCACGCAGGCTGCGTTTCTCTGGTTCGTACAGGAACGCCGGCACCTTCTCGACATGCCTGGCCACCAGCAAGAAGCGCTTACGGCTCTGGGCCAACCCGCCAATTTCGCCACAGTCGTGGGTGGTTTCAGCCACCGCGTAGCCGTAGTGCCTTAGTAGCTTGGTGATCTGGTCCAGCAAGTACCGGCCACGAGTGGCCAGGCGCGGTACGTTTTCGAACACGATCAGCGACACTGGGTTGTGCTTCCAGGCTTCGCACATCAGCCATACGCAACGCAGCGTCAGCTCATTGAGCGCCCGGTATTTGGGCGTCTGGCTCATGGTCTCGGACAAAAGGCCTGAGGCACCCTTGCAGGGACTGCTGATGAACACTGCATCCGGATCTTCATTGCCGGCAGCGCGGCGCAGATCCTCGGCGGTGGCTTCCTTCCAACCGGCGTAAGGCTGCTGGCCGTGGAACGCCGTGAATTGCTCGCGTGTGAACAGGTCCATCAGCGTGCCAGGTACGCCGGTCATCATTTGGAAATCGCGCAACCCGGCGGGGTCGACGTCGACGCCGCCCAGGCAGCGCCATTCTGCTTGCACGGAGCCCAAGACTGGTTTGGAGTCGCTGAAACCAGCAGCGCCGCTACCGAGACCGCAGCAAAGATGGAAGTGGGTGAGGGTGCGCTTAAGCATGGGAAGCCTCCCGCACGACATAGCAACTCACATTCCCCGAAACGTGCGTATACCCCACGACAGGCTGCGCGAGCGGGCGTCCCGAAGCGGTAAGCGTTGCATCATTGAGTGCTGCCCCGCGCAGCTTTTCGTGGGGTATACGTGCCTCGGCAGTGGCGCTTGAAGGAGCAATAATGCCTGCTGCTGCGCAGCAGAGACTGTTTGTTTCTGAACTGTCGACACCACTGGTGCTGCGGAGCAAAGCGGGCAGGGCGCTGGTGTTTTCCTGTTGGTTCTTCATGCCGCTTTCCTCCGATGTTCGACAGCGAGTTGGTCCATCAGGCGCTGGTGGTAGGTGAGCCGAGCCTCGGCGGCAGGCCATGGGCGGATGGTTTCACCCATGGGCTCGATGCCGACCAAGCAATCCCAGATAGCCGGATCGTTTGGCATGAGGTCGCGACGTTCGGTGGCCAGCGCAATCAAGTCGGCCTGGTGAACGCATGCAGGAAGTTCCGCAGCAATGTCGAAGCGCTGGCACACGCGTTGCCATACCCAGTCTTCAAAGTCTTGGTATGCATGTATCCACTGCTTAAGTGGCTTGGTCATGTCGCCCAGGTACGCCTCTGGCGCGTCGTGGAGTAAGGCGGCGAGCTTGTGTTCTTCCGGCACCAGCTCGGCGACGATGCAGCTGTGTTGCGCCACGCTGTAGAACTCGCGTGTATGCCCGTTGAAGCGGCAGAGGTGTGCCAGTGAGTGGGAGATGTCCCGTGGATCGATCATGTCGGCGTCAGGCTCGAACAAATCAAAACGCTTGCCGGTGTGGGTGAGGATCCAGTTCATGCGGCCTCCTTCACGAGATCGGCCAGCAGCAGGGCGTTGTCAGTTGCTTTATGCAATTCGCGGAGTGCGTCGTAACCGATCAGCGCTTTCAGTTGCCGGTCGAACTCTTTGTTATGACGAGTCATTGCGTTCAGTTCCTTCATAGCCTTGGTGTACTGCTGTTGCAGTGTTCCAGCGGCCTGAGGCGTCAGACGCAGCATTGGGATGGCGCGACTCATGCTGCATCCTCCTGATATAAGGAATCCAACTCGGCAGCCATGCTCAAAGCGTGGTCGCGCAAAACGAGTGCTTGAGTGGCGTGGTTTTCGGATTGCAATGCGCGGAATGTATCGGCGGCGAGTTTGAGCTTTCCGGCTATATCCAAAAGGATCTGCCGGTCCTGTGGCTCGCGGATCAAAATCAGCTCCAGGCGCGTGCATCGCTTCGTAACCTGTTCAAGGGCCGTGGCGCCTGACGACTCGCCCTCCTCAATGCCCTCGATGTAGCCCTTGGCGTGTCCGTCGTCGTAGCCTTCGCTCCAGCCATCCTTCAGTCCGCCTCGATACCCGACCCAGTACAGAATGGCGAGTGCAATTACGAAGCTGATCAATGCGAAAATTTCAAATGCAGTCATGTGGTTTGCTCCTACTGTTGTCTTCCGCTTGGCTGGTGGTGCAGCGGTCGCGGTGGTGCAGCTGCTATCGAAGTGTGTCGGTTAAAGATTCATCGCTCGTCTGGCTGGGGTTGAGTTTTTGTCAGCTCCTCGTCTGCGGCATCGGCCTGGGTATCAATGAAGATGGCCAGATGGCGGATGTCGATAAAGCGGGGGCGCTTGGCGCTGGTATCCAGAGTGGTGATGGGTAGCGCTACACGGCCGCTTGTCAGTGCGCGAGTGAAGTTGTCCTGGTTCAGATTGCTGAAGTAGCGTTCACGTACCTGTTCGACGGGCACGAGCAGGTCTCCGAGCGTTCGGTACAACAGGTCAACGGTCTGACTTCTGGGCGCTATCGGCAGGCGCAGTTCGTGCTGTACGGAGGCCGTCATGCTGCATTCGCCTTATCTACCTGCGCCTTGAGCGTGCCAAGCGTCAGCTTTCCGGATGTACGTCGCGTCGATTCTTTAGTGCGCGGTTGGTGGCTTGCTCGAATGTCACGGTTGATGGCTGCCAGGGCTGTACGTGTCGTGCTGCCAAACGCCACGAAACGCGGCAGTGGTGAGGTGCTGTCTAGCGGTTCGAGAACGGCCCCCAACTCAACGCCCTCAATGCCGCTGCCAAGGCGCAGCATGGCGCGAGCACGGTAGTTGGGGCCGAGATCGATCACGAGTTGGTCGAGAGCCGCCGCCAGTTGCAGGTGCTCGATTTGCAGCGGTGCGCCAGTGATGGGGAGGGAAACACCGGCGGCGGTCGCGGCTAATGTCAGGTTGGCCAGAATTTTCTCAGGGGTACGGCGTTCTTCGGGCAGGTTCAGCAGCTCGATCAGTAAGGTGTCAATCAGTTTGCGATCCATGTGTATTCCCTCGGGGGTGGTTCCAGGCGATCTCAACGTGGGTGCGCACAAGATCGCGTAGGTGCTCCGGTACCTCTGCCAGCGCGGCGATGCGTTCCTCGCGAGTTCGCATCGCCGTGATCTGGCGGGCGTACTGGCGCGGCCATGCTTCGGGCTGTCTCATTACGCGACTTCTCGCGGGTCAGGCACGGCGGGTGGTGCTGGGCATTCAATACCGATCTGGTTGGCTAGCCAGGAGATGCCGATCTCAGTCACACGAGTGGTACGTTGGTATTGCATCCCGTATTCCTCGTGAAACCAGCGGCTCTCGCGGGTGACCAAAAAGTCTTTGGTTGCGGCTGGGTTAGCTGGCAGGTTTTTTTTATCTAGCAAACCTTTGTCGCGCATGCGTTTCATCAATTCGCGGTGACCCAGACCAAGGCGTTGGGCTGCGCGTTTGAGGGATATGCTCATGTAGGCACCTCACGCGGCGGCCGCGAGGCTGTTGCGGTAGCCCTGCAGGAATTGATTAAGGTTTTCAACCAAGATTGCGTAAGCGCGCTGGTTGTCGGCGGGCAGGGTGAGTAGGCAGCCTGCGTCGTCGTCTATTTCGATCACGGCGATAAAACCGCCGCGTGGGTTGCGCTGTATCTTTAGAGAAGGCTCCAGTTCGTCGGCGATCAGGTGGTAGATGCCGCGCCCACGCCGGATAGCCAGACGTAGAGTGGCCTCTATATCGCTGACAGCTTCATGCTCATCTACGTCGGGCACACCGGTGGGGCTGCGGCCATTGGCGATACCTTCGATAAAGCTCGCAACGCGCGTGGCGTTGTTTTTGCGGTGCTTATCGAGAGTGACTGATGTATTGCGCGTCCCGCAGATGCGCACCATCACCGTGATGCCGGCGGTGCATTGTTCGATCTCAACCTGAGCCGCTACGGATTGGCAGCCATCACACGAATGCAGGGTGTGATTGAAGGTGCCGCTAAGGTTTACCTGGGCCTGTAGACGGATGTAGGCGCTGGCGTTGAGAGATAGTCTACTCATGCTGCACGCCCTCCATCGTCAGGATTGAAGGGGGTTGGCGTTGGGCTGGTAGTTGATTTGCGTTTGGTAGGGGCGAAGGCGCAGCCGTGGATTATGGCTAGGCGGCGCACCTCGAAAACGCGGCTTTCTGGGCACGTTGGTAGGACGTGCAACGTTGCGGTTTGCATGGGAATTGCCTCGCTCTGTGGTGGGAGAGTGAGGCAATTAAAGTTCTCTTAACTTTTTAAGTCAAGAAGGCTTAATGTATTTTGTTAAGAGATCTACAGCTAGAGGGCTCCAGCGTGCCATACGGCCCGTCCGATGATGAGTAGATGACCAATGCTTGTATCAGTAGCGCTCTCATCCGGATAAGCGCGTTTGTCCTCGTTGTCGCTTCGAATTATCCAACCGTTGGTGAGCGTGTGGACTAGGCGCTTGATGCTGATGTCTCCGTCTGGGCGCTGAATTGCATAGATTCTGCCGTTCAACGGCTCGCGCTGGCCTTCGTCAATCAGCAGCACATCATCATCAGCAATGGTCGGGAACATGCTCATTCCTGTGCTGTAGATGACCTTGAGGTTCTTTTCCTTCAAGCCCATTCGGGTAAGCCAGTCTCTCCTAAACATTAGGCCGCCGAGGTCTTCTATGTGGTGGTTGGTGTGGCCCGGGCCTGCACCCGCCTTGGCGGTGAATTGGGGAATCAGCACATGGCCCTCCTCGAGGGCACCGGCGTCATATTTGTCCCCTATGCCTTCGGCAAGCCACTGGGCTGAGAACCCGGTAGCGCGTGCGAATAGGAAAAGATTTTCAGCCTTGAGGCTCCCGTCTCCCTGCGCTAACTGGCTAATTCTGGCAGCACTCAGGTTGGACTCTATCGCCAAGACGCTGGCTTTCTTTCCGCACTTGGAAATGGCGTATGCGATTCTTTCTGCTGGAGTATTCATTAAGCTAGCTTAAGGCTTACTTTGTTTGGAGTCCTTCATTTGCTTGCCAAATAAGTTAAGTGTACTTACTGTATTGGGCAGGCAAACAGGAGAGCACCATGCTCACGACAGAAGTAATCGCCTTCTTCGGAGGGAAATCTAAAGTGGCTGCGGCTCTGAAAGTCTCCCCCGCTGCAGTATCGCAATGGGGCTGTGAGCCGCCGCAGTCACGCCAGTATCAGGTTCAAGTGCTTACAGATGGAAAGCTCAGGGCGACAGATAAAGCGTCAAGCCAGCAGGCTGCTTAACGAAGTAAAAGGCAGAGCGGCGCGGAGCAAACCAATACAACGCGCCGTTCCACCACCCCCCAAGGCACGGATGCCCTGGGTTGCCTGCTAACCCACCACGGTCTGCAGGCTGTAACGACAGGGCACATGCGGAGCGTGTGCCTTGCCATTGGGGTGCAGCCGGGTTTTCTACCACAGAGCAACCGGCTGCATGCGACCACCTGTGAGTGGCCACGGCGCAACTGTACCAAACAGGCATGCGGCGGTCACTGGCAGAGTTTTTGGAGTTTTGCCATGAACCGTAAACAGTTCAATTCCATTGAGCGCGCACGGCGTTCGCTGTTGACTCTACCGCAAGCTTTGCTCCACGCCGCACGTGATTATCCAGGCGGAGCCACTGCCATTGCCGCTATCGACGGCGGCAACGCCACCACCCTCAATCATAAGCTGAGCCTGACCAACACCAGCCACACGCCTAACATTGGCGATCTTGAATTGGTGCTGGGTGCCACGCGCGATCCGCGCATCGTAGACGCGTTGCTGCATCCCATCGGTTGGGTGGGAATCGACGTTTCCGAGTTGAGCGACACCGACACGGCGCAGTCGCTAATGGCAGGCATTGGCGAGTTGCTTTCTCGTGAGGGGGAGTTAGCCACGCATGTATCGACCTCATTGTCCGATGACAAATTGGACGATGACGAACTGGCTGAGTTTGAACTGCTGGCCGAGCGGATGGTGCAGGCGGTGTTCAAGTTGCGCGCAGTGCTCCGCAAGATGCATGCGGAGGATCTGACCTATGTCTGACAACGCAGATGTTGCTGATAACGTCATTGCTCTTAATCTTGCAGTGGCGATGGCCGCGCGTCCTAGTGCCAATCCAGGCCAATGTACGCTCGAGTGCGTGGACTGCGGGGATTTCATCCTAGAGGCTCGGCGATTGGCAATGCTTGATCGCGGCTGTACGCGTTGCACTGACTGCCAGGAGCTGGCAGACCGGCGTGGGGTACGGGCATGACCAATCACGAACTACTCGATGATGTGTTGGCCCAGTTGCAGGACTACGGGCTTAAACCAGAAACCCCATTGGTGATTGGTAAGCGAACGCGTTGCGAGTGCGACGGTGATAAGGCCCCGGAGAAAACGGGTTGGTATGTGATCTATGAGCATCTGACTGGTGACGGCAAAACACTGTATTGCGGCGCTTTTGGCGACTGGCGTCAGGGTGAAAAGGGCAGTTGGCAGAAGATCAAGCCAAAGGGCGGGCGGCTGAGCGCTGAAGATCGAGCGGTGATGCGCGCCAGGGCCGAGGAAGGCCAGCGCAAGGCCGCCCTGGCTGAGGACCGAAAGCACCGCACTGCAGCCCGGCGCGCTGCTGGTATGTGGAAGCACCTATCTGAAAAGGGCGGTTCGCGTTACTTGGATGCCAAGCGGGTAGTCGGCATCGGTCTGCGTTACAAGGCAAAGAGCGGTACGGCTTTCGTGCCGATGCGCAATGTGAAGGGCGATATTGTCGGGCTACAAGTGCTGTACCCGGAAAAGCAGGCTGCTACGGGCAGGAACAAAACCTACTGGCCGTACGGTTTGGCTAAAGAAGGCGCGTTTCATCTGATCGGCCCCGAGCCAGAGCCGGGCGACGTGATTTTGATCGCAGAGGGATACGCGACAGGCGCCAGCCTGCACATGGCGACCTCACTGACGGTGTGCATTTGCTTTGATGCCGGCAACTTGCTGCCGGTGGCACAAGCCATGCGCACAAAGTATCCCGGCCGGCAGTTGGTGTTTTGCGCAGATGATGATTGGAAGACTGTAGTGAATGGGCACCCGTATAACGCGGGGGTAATCAAGGCTGGCAATGCGTCGGTTGTGGTCGGTGGGCAGGTGGTTATGCCGGTATTCGACAACGACCGGGAAGACGGCTGGACGGATTTTAACGACTTGCACTGTGCTGAGGGCATGGACACGGTGCGCCGCCAGGTGTTGGCGGTGGTTCGACCCTCTACCGATGAGGGGTGGCGTGAGAAGCTGCAGTATTCTGAAAAAGGAGGATTGATCGTACACCCATTCAACGTGGCATTGATTCTGGGTAACGATAAACGCTGGGCCGGCGTAATCGCCTGGGATTCGTTCAGTTCGAAGACGCGCAAGCTGCGTACACCTCCGTATGGCGGTGGTAAGGGGGACTGGACCGATCTTGACGACATCAGGGTGGCGCTGTGGCTTGCTGATGTTTACGGGCTACGGGTGAAAACTGCCCACGTTGTTGAGGCTGTCAGTGCGGTGGCGAATGACAACTCCTACCACCCGGTGCGAGAGTATCTAGATAGCCTTGAGTGGGATGGCGTGCGACGCCTTGAGCGTTGGTTGCAGGATCGGTTGGGTGTTATGGATAGTTCGTACACCCGCAAGGTGGGCAAGCGATGGCTGATTTCTGCGGTGGCACGCGTGTGTCGACCTGGCTGCAAGGCTGACTCAATGTTGATTTTGGAAGGCTTGCAGGGCGAGGGGAAATCCACGGCTGCGCGGGTATTGGGCGGCGAGTGGTTCATGGATACGTCATTTGATCTGAGCAGCAAAGACGCCTATCAGGCGATCCGGGGCAAGTGGATTGTGGAGATGGCCGAGCTGGACTCACTGAACAAGGCAGAGTCGACCAAGGCCAAGCAATTCGTCTCATCGCCCATCGATACCTACCGCGAGAGCTATGGCCGGCGGATGCTGGATGTTCCCCGGCAGAGCGTTTTTATCGGCACGACCAACCAGGATGAGTACCTGAAGGACGATACGGGCAACCGCCGTTACTGGCCGGTAATGTGTACCAAAGTTGATCTAGAGGGACTGCGAGCCGACCGTGATCAACTCTGGGCCGAAGCGTTAGCCTGTTTTCGCGCAGGTGACATCTGGTGGGTGGAGCGCGATGAGGCTGATGTTTTCGCAGCTGAGCAGGATCAGCGTTATCAGGCAGATATGTGGGAAGACCTGGTGGTCGGCTATCTGGCCGACAAGCATATTGGCGATACGGTGACGGGCGCGCACTTGCTTGAGCATGCGCTTAACATCGATCCAAGCCACTGGGGTAGACCCGAGCAAATGCGCATCGGCAAGATTATGCATCGGATGAATTGGCCCCGCCGGCGCAAGGGTAACTGTGTGCGTGGTGTGCGCAGCTATGAGTATGTGAAACCGCCGGAGTGGAAGCGAGGGTCGGCGGTGCCCAGGCAGGAGACCGCATTTTGATCCCGGAAATGGATGAGATGTTGAAATTGTGGGCGCTCGACATGCACGGTGGCGGTGGCCCTGACGGGTCTGCCAGCAGTATGTTGGGTCAATTGATCGATTGCCGGGGGGAATTGATTCGAGGCACACGCGGCGGTTCGAAGATGCTGCTGCCATGGAGTGCAGACATTGAGGTGATCGTAAACAAGCGTCTGTCCTGGCATCTGGCCCAAGTGGTGCAAGAGCATTACCTGAACCGTGAAAGCGTAGAACGCCAGAAATGGGCGCACTGCGGGTGTGGTCGAACGCAGTTCTATGCGCGCTTGCATTCGGCACATCTGGAGATCGCAGGCATGCTGCTGGAGCGCGTAGCTTGATGGTGCGGCGCGTCCCTGTACGGCCTGCCAGTGTTTTGGCGGGTGGGTCATCTGCGCGCCGCGTGTTAATTGATGATGGCCCACCGTCCCACCTTTTTTGCATCTTTCCCGCATGTGACGCATACACCCACATACGCGCGCGCGTACGCGCAGCGTTTATTAATTCTCCCTTTACATGGAAAAAGTAATAAATAGTAGGACGGAGGGGCGCCGCTTTGATTCATCGGTGTTTCAGACGTCGCGCCTCTCTTGAAAACAGTGGGACAAGAGGGTCCATGCCTGCGGCGCTAGAGCCAGTAACGTTATATGTCCGTTGATTGCCTGTGTATTGCCGTTGATTACCGTTGATTGCAGGGTGGCAGCGCTGAGCTCTTGCTGCCACCGGACTGGAGGGGTATAAATCAGTCATGTTCAAAGAGGTACGCAAACAGCGACCTCACCAAAAAACCGGCCTTTGCGCCGGTTTTTTTCATTTCTCCTCAGACGTACTACTTCGTACAGCCAATTTTTCTTTTGGAACTGAGAAATGGAACGAGATCAGAAGCTGTTGGTGAAAATCTTAGACGTCTGCATCAAGGACTCCGATGACTGGAAGCTCAATTTATCGGCGAAGGATATTCGCAGCAAATTCTCCAGCGCCGAGTGTGTCCATTGGTCCGATGTAGTCGTGGATGGCCATATCGAGCTGCTTGTAGATTTGGGTTGTATCAATGTTGAAGGGGACGCTCCGGATATACGTATCCAGCGCGTCACCAATGCGGGATATAACTATCTCGACAGAAGTAGAAGGTTGAGTTCGCGTAGCAGTGAACTACCCATCCACTAGACAACAACGTTTTTGAGCCCTGCCTAGTGCAGGGCTTTTTCGTTTACGGAGTAGGCCAATGACGAACGAACAGCAAGCGCTGGCAGAAATGCCGATCTGGTTAGTGATCGTCCTGGCCCTGGTGGGCGGTGTGTCGGGCGAGATGTGGCGAGCGGACAAGGAAGGGACGCGTGGTTGGGCATTGATCCGACGATTGGCCCTTCGGTCCGGCGCCTGCGTGGTGTGCGGGGTATCGGCGATCATGCTGCTGTATGCGGCAGGCATGTCGATCTGGACCTCTGGGGCACTGGGCTGCTTGACCGCCATGGCAGGCGCAGACGTAGCGATCGGGCTGTACGAGCGTTGGACTGCCAAGCGCCTGGGCCTGAAAGAGGCAGCCGCTGGTGGTGAACCCAAACAGTAGGGACTTTTACACAGGGGTACGGCATATGAAAAAGAGTGAAACCTCGAAAAAAAAGCGAGCATCACAGAAAAATGGCTGTGCTGCCCGCGAAGCAAAACTACATTTGCTCAAGGCTCGCCTTGGATACCTTGAGCAAATAATTCAGTCAATCAATGGAGCTAATTGATTTTGGCCGAAGGGGGAGCTGTAAAGTCGTGCATCTCTTCTTGGAGCACGAAACGAATATCTTCGTAACTCATCCCCTTGACCTGTGCTGGCGGCCAACTGAATTTGTGAACAAGGTAAAAGCGGACCGCATCCATTCCGTCCAAAGTTTTGTAATTCTCGCGTTTTGCGATGGTGTCACCAAATACCGCAAGGAAGAAGGCCAGTCCTCCTTCTGCTTCATGTAGATTTTTCCAAATTGCGTATTTTTCTTTCTCGGACACAATCAACTCCTAGTTCCCCATTCTGGGAAGCGGTTGTCGCCTGACCACATGCGAATTGCCATCATATACACACTCTGTCATTGCTAGGAATGGCTATGCATTTGGAAATTCTCAGAATGATTGGAGGCTCTATCCATGATGCGTCTTGAGATGCGTGACAACATCGACAAGATCGTCAGGGAAATGCGTGGGCTCAGCAAGTCGAAGGTGCCAATAGCCGCTGCCAAAGCGCTGACCTTCACCGCCGAACGCGTACAGGCGGCAGAGAAGTCCGAGCTGGAGCGGGTGTTTGATCGGCCCACACGGTGGACGCTCAACTCGGTCTTCAAGCGCAGTGCCACGACTAGTCGCCTGTTTGCCCGTGTGTGGATCAAGGACGAAGCCAGCTCAGGCGTACCCGCGTCCAAGTACCTGCCGGTGCACATTGACGGTGGCAACCGACCACACAAGCGATTTGAGAAAGCGCTGATCCACTACGGCTTGATGCCAGCGGACATGTACGCCGTCCCTGGTCGGCGCGCCAGGATGGATGGCAATGGCAACATCAGTCGCGGCCAGATCGTACAGATCCTGTCCGCACTCGGTGCAGCTGAGCGGGTGTCGGGCTTCATGGCCAACCGCACTCAGCGCAGCCGACGCCGCAACCGCAACGCACCGGACTATTTCGTGGGTCGGCCTGGCAACGGCACCGGCCCTTTGGGTATCTGGCAGCGTATCGGCAACGGGGCACGGCCCATCCTGATCTTCGTCAAACGCCCGACGTATCGCCGGCGCTTTGACTTCTACGGTGTCGCCAATCGAGTGGCCGAGGCCGAGTTCGAGCCGCTGTTCCGACGTGCCCTGGCACGGGAGATGGAGCGAGGTTGACCTCTTGTCGGTCTCGTGCATTTTTTCTAAAAACTGTTGAATTTTCAATGATTTATCGGGGTTTTGGCTTGGCGGCTCGGCCTGCGACCCTAAATCAATGGGTCCTTCCAGGCAGCGGGGCCATCGGGGTAATTCGAACCCCGACTTTTTTGCAGATTCAACCCGACATAGGGGGTTCCGCTTCCTAGTCCCGACCTTGGAGATGAGCATGCCTACACAGCGTGAAATTGCTGATCACCTGGACATGAGCGAGCGAAACGCCCGCGACGTGCTGAAGGGAATCGGCATAAGCGATTGGCAGACAGCCTGCCTAGATGAAATCCGGATTGCTTACATCCGCGACTTGCGCGCAAAAGCCGCTGGGCGCGGAGGCAGCCAGTTGGAAGAACTTAACGCTGTGCGGATCGATGAAGGTCGAGTCAAGGCCGCTAACGGTCGCCTGCTGTATCACGAAAAACTGCGTTCATTGATTCCGGCTGGCGAGGCTGATCGGGTGCTTATCGACTGGGCCAGTTTCGCAAACCGGGAATACCTGGGCGGCCTTGAACGCATCATTCAGGAAATCGAGAGCGTGCAAAAAGTCACGGTTGATCGATCAGTGGTGGCCAAAATTGCTGGACCTACAACCGAGCGAATTGCAGGCTACGCGCGAAAACTTGGCGCGAAGCTTGTTGGCAGCGGCGGGGGAATTCAACCCGCCGCGTGACATCCCGACCGCGCACTACCTGAGCACCGAGTTTTACCTGCCCGCTGAAAGCGGCGTGCTGCACGGCCTGTACGATTTCCACTACACGCCTTACTTCCTCGGCGTTGCCGCTGCCCTGGATGATCCCCGGGTGAGCGAGGTCGACCTGATGAAGGCGGCGCAGATCGGCTGGACGTGGTTCTTGATCGGTTACCTGTTCAAGTTCATCCATCACCTGCCGCGCCCGATCATGATCCTGTTTGCCAAGGAAAAAGACGGCAAAAACTTCCACGATGAAAAGCTCAAGTTCGGCGTGACGGCGAACACTGAGGTGGCCAAATTGATGCCGGTCGATGTAAGCCGCACCTCGGGGAACCGTTGGGACCATAAGACCTTCCCGGGCGGGTTCCTCAAACTGGTAGCGTCGAACTCACCCGGCAACGTTAAGTCCACGTCGTCGGTGGGCTTATCGGTGGTGGAAGAACCGGACGATACCAGCGATGACGTAAAGGGGCAGGGTGATGCGATCGCCCTGCTGGAGGAGCGCGGCAAACGCTACCCCGGCTCCAAGATGCTGGTGGGCGGTACGCCGGCGATCAAGGGAGCGAGCAAGACCGAGGCGCGTCTGGCCCAGACTGACTGCCGGGTGCTGCCGGTTATTTGCCAGGATTGTGGCAAATCTCACGTCTTGGATTTCGAGCACATCAAATGGTTTGAGCAGGACGAACAGTCCCATTTCGAGGCATTAGATAAACGTGATGATGATTGGCTTAGAGATAATGCCGATCTGGTCAAGGATTTAAAGCGCCTGGGGAAAGGGGCCGTAAAGCTTGCTCAAATACTTGATCAGCCCCATGAAATCTACGGTCGAGCGCTTCCGGATACAGCCTATTACGCCTGCCCGCACTGTGGCAGTTGCTGGGACGACTACCAGCGCAAAGAGAACATCCGCAATACGGTGTACAACGCCATCGCCGCCGGCGACCCTTATTGCGGCTGGGTACCGACTAAACCCTTTGCTGGTCGTGCCGGATTCATTGAGCTGAACGAACTATACGCATGCCTGCCAGGTACCAGCTTGGCCGACATCGTGCGGGAGAAACTCAACGCCGAACACCAGGCATCGATTGGCAACCTGTCGTTGCTGATCAAGTTCGTCAACCAAAAACAGGGCCGTGCCTACGAGTACAAATCCGATCTGCCCGAGGCCGATAAACTGGCTGAGCGAGCGGAGGACTACCCGGAAATGTTTGTGCCCATGGGGGGCCTGGTGATCACCGCCGGTGTCGACGTGCAGCACGATCGCCTGGCGGTGGTGATGCGGGCCTGGGGCCGAGGCGAGGAATCCTGGCTGATCTACTGGGGCGAGATCTACGGCGAGGTGGTGCTGCCTGACCAAGGCGTCTGGCTGGACCTGGAAAAGTTGCTGTTTGCGCCGATCCCACACGCCTGCGGCGCCAAGCTGAGGGTGCTGGCAACTTCGCTGGATACCTCGGACGGCACCATCACCCAGGACGCGGCGTATGCGTTTTGCCGTAAGCATCAGCGCAACGGCGTGATGGCGATCAAAGGCGCGAGCGAACGTGGCAACACCCGCGACGATGAGCGCCGGGAAATCTTCAGCGCGCCTCGGCAAGGCGTCGACACTGACAAAGAGCAAAAGGCCTCGAAGTACGGTCTGCGCCCTTACATTGTCGGTACCTCGCGGGCCAAGGATCTGTGGATTGAGGGCCGTCTGCCATTGACCGGTGATGGCCCTGGTCGGATGCACTTTTACAAAACGGTGCGCCCGGATTATTTCCGGCAAATCACCGCCGAAGTGAAGGCGCCCAGCCGGCGACACCACTACCGCAAGGTCTGGCAGAAAAAGGCCGGTCAACCGAACGAAGGTACCGACTGCGAGACGTATGCGTTGCACGCGGCCCGTTCCCTGAAAACGCATTTGATGCGGGAGCAAGACTGGGCAGGGCTCGATGCACAGATCCGTCAGGGTGCGTTGTTTGACCCACCCGAGCCGGATCAATCCGAGGCTGAACCCGTTCCCGAAACGGACGGGACTAGCTCGGAACCGACACCAGTCGAACCACCCAATCTCCCGCCCTCTGGCGGGAGAGTTGTTTCTGGGCGCCGTAGTGCAATGCGCGTGCTCTCTCAACGCAGGAATTAATTCATGGCTATCACCCTGGAACAAGCGCAGGGCCAGCTGCAAGCCTGGCTCGATGCGAGCATGAAGGTCAGCCAAAAGCAGAGCTATCGCATCGGCACCCGGCAACTGGAATACGCCGACCTTGCCGAAATCACCAAGACGATCGACTACTGGCAACAGCAAATTGATCGCCTGGAGAGCGGTCGTACTCGGGGGATCGTCCTGCGTGGGATTACGCCGCGATGAGCCGCGCACCGAAAGTGCCAGAGCCGACGCTACTGGATAAAGCCATCACCTGGCTCAGCCCCGAGCGCGGCGCCAAGCGCATGCACGCCCGGTTGACCATGACCGCCTTGGGTGGTTACAGCGGCGCGTCGAAGTCCAAGCGCACGTTGAGCGCCTGGACCCCGACGGCAGGCAGTGCGGCAGCAGATCTGCTGCCCGACTTGCCCACGCTTCGCGAACGCTGCCGAGACCTTGAGCGCAACAACCCCATCGGTGGTGGTGTGATCAATACGGTGACGACGAAAACGGTCGGCACCGGCCTGGCGCTTAAGTCAGTGGTCAATCGCTCGATTTTGGGCTGGGACGAAGACCAAGCCAGGGAGTGGCAGCGCAAAACCGAATCGCTGTTCAAGTCCTGGGCGGAAACCACCAGCTGCGACATCACCCGCGAGCAGAATTTCTATGGTCTGCAGGATCTGACCTGGCGATCTGTGCTGAGCAGCGGTGACGTCTTTACGTTGCTCACGCACAAAGAACAACCCGGCCAGCATTACTCGGCGTGCATCCAACTGATTGAGGCCGACCGGGTTTGTAACCCTAGCAACAAGGCCGACACGGAAGCGCTCACGGCCGGCATTGAGCGTGACGCCGATGGTGCACCGATCAAGGCTCACATTTTGCGCAGTCACCCCGGGGCACTCGGCGTCAAAGAGCGCGTTTGGGATGACCGTCCGTTCTTCAATGAGCGCGGCGGTCGCGTGCTGCTGCATGTGTACCGGCGTCGTCGGGTGGGCCAGCCACGCGGTGTGCCGTACTTGGCGCCGGTAATCGAGAAGCTCAAACAGTTGGATCGCTATACCGATGCCGAGCTGGAAGCGGCGGTGGTGTCTGCGTTCTTCGCCGTGTTCATCAAGCCGGGGCCGTCCGGCAATCTGAGCCCTCTGGCATCGGCCGTTACCGGCAACACCCCGGTGGGTGGCGATAAACCCGCCAGCAGGGACCAGGGCGGTTGGGACGGCTCACTCAGTGGCGGCATTGTCGCCGAGCTGGACGACGGAGCGTCGATCGATACCGCATCACCCGGTCGCCCGAACATGGCGTTCGATCCGTTCGTGCTCGCCATGCTCCGGCAGATCGGCATGGCCCTGGAGCTGCCCTATGAGGTGCTGATTAAGCACTTTACCGCCAGTTACACCGCCGCGCGTGCTGCTGTGATGGAGGCTTGGCAGTTCGTTCGCGGTTGCCGTGACTTCCTGGGCCAACATTTCTGCCAGCCCGTGTACGAGCATTGGCTTGAAGAGGCCGTGGCGCAGGGAGACATTGAGGCTCCCGGGTTTTTCGACCACCCGTTGCTGCGCTATGCGTACAGCGGGTCGCTATGGGTGGGTGATGGTCCTGGCACCGTTGATCCGCTCAAAGACATCAATGCCGCCGAAAAGCGCATCGATATTGGCGTCAGCACGCTCGCCAAGGAATCCATGCTTTACGACGGCAGCGACTGGGAAGAGAACCACGAACAGCGTGCGCTTGAAGTGAAGCGTAGGCGCGATGACGGCCTATCCGTGTCACCAACGGCTCGCCCCGAGGATGAGCCTGCGGCCAATCCTGATCTTCCTGAACGGACCTAACTATGAGCGACAACCCAACCGATGCACCTCCCGTGCACCGCGTGACGGCGTTCGACCTGGTATCACGTGAGCCCTGGGCCATCACCCCGGACATGCTGCAGACCATCACCGCCATCGCCCGCCGGGAGCATGAAGGCCCGGAAGCCTTGGAGGCCAGACAGGGCAAACCCTTGCAGAACAGCCGCGCGGTGACCCAGCGCGGCAATGTGGCATTGCTGCCCGTCACCGGCCCGGTGTTCCGCTACGCCAACTTGTTTACGGCGCTGTCCGGAGCGACGTCGCTGGATGTGCTGGCCAAGGAGTTCACCACCGCCGTCGACGATCCGCGCACCGACACCATCATTCTGGTGATGGACACCCCCGGTGGTATTGCCAGTGGCATCGCTGAATTCGGCCAGATGATCCGCGCCTCGCCCAAAAGGGTGGTTGCGTATGTGTCCGGTAACGCGGCCAGCGCTGGCTACTGGATGGCTGCAGCAGCCCATGAAATCGTCATGAGCCGCACTGGCGCTGTGGGCTCCATCGGCACGGTGCTGACGGTGCGCAAAAGCGACGACGACGGCAGTTTTGAGATCGTCAGCAGCCAGAGCCCGAAAAAGCGCCCTGACTTCAGCACTGAATCAGGACGTGCTGTCGCTCAGGCCCATGTCGACCGGCTGACTGACATCTTTGTCGAGGACGTCGCCAATTACCGTGGCCTCAGTGTTGAAACCGTTTTGGCCGACTTCGGCCAGGGCGATATGCGGATTGGCTCCGATGCCGTGGCATTGGGCATGGCCGACCGTGAATCCACCCTTGAACAACTCATCGCTGAGTTCAACAGCAGTTCTTCTGGAGAAAGACCTATGTCCACCACCAACAGTAACGCCCCCGCTCCAACTGCAGAAAAACCAGTTATCAACCGCGAATACCTGGCGGCGAATAATGCCGAGCTGCTGGCCAGCCTGGAACATGACGCGCATGCCGCTGGTGTCGCTGCCGGTGCCCGCGCTGAGTGCGAACGCATCCAGGCGGTGGAAGCCGCCGCACTGCCCGGACACGAAGAGCTGATTGCCACGCTCAAGTTCGACGGCAAAACCACTGGTGCCGAAGCGGCGGCGCAGGTTATCGGCGCCGAAAAAACCAAACGTGCCGGTGCCCTGGCCGACATTCGTGCCCAGGCGCCTGCGCCGGTGCCCAACGCGCTGACGCCACCGGCAGCCCCTGAGGCTGTGAAGGAGGATCCAGAGGCGCCGCTGGAGGAGCGTGCCAAGGCGACTTGGGACAGCGACAAGGAGCTGCGCGCCGAGTTTGGCACCTTCGAGGCCTATCACGGCTACCGCAAGGCCACCGAGCGGGGCCTGGTCAAGGTCCTGAAAAAGTAAGTACCGGGTAACCCCTTTCCACCCATGGCTCTGGAGAATCCTATGCCTCTTACACTCGATACCCCCCGCGCTTACGAGATCGGGGAAATTAACGATTTGTCCGTTGCGGCCGGCGTGCAGATTTTCGAAGGTTCGGCGGTTGGCATTGTCGCGGCTAACGGCCTTGCGCGACCTCTGGCGGCAGGGGATCTATTCGTGGGCTTCGCCGATCGCGGCGTCGACAATCGAATCGGTGCGGCTGCTGCAGCGCGTGTGCGTCTTCGCGAAGAGGGCAAAGTTGAACTGCCCGTCACTGCGCTGGCGATCACCGACATCGGTAAGCCGGTGTATGCCAGCGACAGCGGCACGTTTCTGCTCACCGCCGCCGGTAACAGCCTGATCGGGCATGTTCACCGTTTCGTGCGCACCGGCGTCGGCATCGTCAAGTTCACCGCCCAGGCCATCCCCATAGCGGCCTGACGCATCACTCAACCCGTTTTTTCAAACTTTTCTCTGACCGTATCCTTCTTCAGGAGAATCACCCATGGGTGCTGAAGTACTTTCCAGCCGTGCCATCATCGGCATGTTTTACGAACTGCTCGAGCAGAATGTGGGGTCGAACTGGATCGACGCCGTGTCTAACCTGTTCGACTCCGACCAGGCCAAAGAAACCTATCCGTGGATCGGCATGGTGCCGACCTTGCGTGAGTGGATTGGTGGTCGCCACGCCAAGGGTTTTATCAGCGCTGATCTCGAAATCGAAAACCTGCATTTTGAGGCCACCCTCGAAGTGCTGGTCACCGAGCTGCGCCGCGATAAAACCGGACAGTTGCGCATCCGCCTGGGCGAGCTGGCCGACCGCACCAACGCGCACTGGGCGCGACTGCTGTCGGTGCTGCTGCTCAACGGTGAAAGCCAGACCTGTTATGACGGCCAGTACTTCTTCGATACCGACCACGAAGAAGGCCAGAGCGGCGTGCAGTCCAACAAGATCACCACCAGTCTTGCCAGTTTGACGGCGGGGACTTCCGGTACCCCAACCCGGCCGAGTGTCGAAGAGTTTCAGCAGGCCGTCGCCAAATCCATCACCCAACTGACCAGCCTGAAGGATGATCAGGGCGAACCCATCAATGAGCTGGCGCGTGAGTTCCTCGTGATGGTGCCGTACCCCCTGCTGAGCGTTGCGCAGACGGCGCTGAGCGTGCCGCGTGGTACCAACATCAACGAGATTGTCATGCCGGACAACGTGGTGGTTCGCGTGGTGGGTAACGTGCGCCTCAACGCCTGGCAGGACAAATTCGTGACCTTCCGCACGGACGGTCGTTTGAAAGCGTTCATCCGCCAGCAGGAAACCGACGTGGCCATGAAAGCCAAGGCCGAGGGTTCGGAGTACGAGTTCGACAACGATGCTCATCAGTACGGCGTCGACACCTGGCGCAACGTGGGTTTTGGGCGCTGGCAGTACGCCGTGCTGAATCAGCTGGTGGCATAAGCCGGTAGGCCTGTTACCTCACCGAGGACATTGATATGCCGAAATACCGCGTGGAACAGACGATCACCCTTTATGGGGGGGAGCTGATCCTTAATGCGGCCCAGGCCAGTGCGCGTGCGCACAACCTGGAGCCGGTCGAAAACAAGAAGGGTCGCTACACCATTGTGTCGCCCGTGCAGTTCAAGGCCGGGGAGGTGATTGTGATCCCCGGCGAACCGGACAAGGCATTGGGGCAGCGGTTGTCGAAACTGGACAAGGTCGTAGGAGAGCGCAATGCCGAATAAATCCTACACCGTGCTGTCCGGCTCGTTTCGCGGGCCAGATGACAAACTGACCGGTCCGGGGGGCGTGATCGAGTTGCCTGATGACGTGGCCGAGCGTTTTCGTCACCAGCTGGAAGTGTTGGTGGCCGAGCCGTCACCGGCACCTTCCGCTGCGGGCGAGGGCGGGCGCAAGCCCGTCAAGGTGAGCCCTGATGCTTGACGAAGATCTCAGGGGCTTCCTTGAGGACTTCGACGTTGGCGGGATGGTTGATGGTCAGCCGTTTTTGGCCGCGCGGGATATGCCGGACGAAATCCACGGTATGGGTGGCACCAACAGCCAGTCGACCGGCTACGAGATCCTAATCATCACCGCCGAGGCCGAGCGCCTGGGCATCGACAATCCCAAACTGATCACCGTCGGCGGCGTGAATTTTCGCGTCCGTGACCGCCGGATGATCGATGACGGCGCCTTTAGCCTGGCCTCCCTCACCAAGGTTTAACCCTCATGCCCTCGATTCAAGAACGCATCGTCGCAAAGGCGCAGGCGTTGATTCTGGCCGCCGGTACGTTGGCGGCAGACCGGGTGTATCGCAGTCGCACTGAGGCGATCAGACGGGACATGACGCCGGCCATCGTGCTGCGCCCTGACCTTGAAACCTGTGAGCGCGAAAGCGCTGCAGTGGATCGCAACCAGTTCGAGCTGACGGTGGAAATCATCGCCCGGGAGGACACGGTCACAGGTGCTGCCTGGGATCAGGTGGCTGACGTGGTCAAGGTGGCCGTGCATGCGGTCCTGATGGCAGAGGACGCCTTTGAGGAAGCCGATCGGGTGCAACGCTTCTATATCGACTGGATCGAGGACGAAGGCGACAACACCGCCGGCAACTGCATGGTGCGTTACCGCTTCACCTACCTGTGTAACACCGGCGACCTGACGGCCGGACCTACCTTTTACTGAGGAACACATTATGCAAATCGCATTCGGCAGCGGGTTGTTTTACGCGACTCCGCTTATGGACGCCTATGGCAATGCCATTTCCGCGCCGACCCCCATCCTGTTGGGCATCATGCAAGAAGCATCGGTGGACCTGTCGTTTGATTCCAAGGAATTGTTCGGCAGCGAGCAGTTTGCGGTCGACGCGGCACGGGGCCAGGGCAAGCTGACGGGCAAGGCCAAGTCCGCCCAGATCAGCCTGCTGCAGTGGAATCAACTGGTGTTCGGGCAGACCCTGACCACTGGCCAGGTCTTGGTTCATCACTCCACGGAGCCCACAGTGGTGCCGGCAGGGGCCGCCATCACCGTGGAGCCTCCAGCGGGCGGGACGCTCTCGGGGGATCTTGGGGTACGTGGCGCGGGTGCGATCCCTTACGTACGGGTACTGAGCGCGCCGACAGTTGGGCAGTACACCTTTGATGCCGCCACGGGAGAATATGCATTTGCCGCTGCAGACGTGGCCAAGTCGGTGTTCATTGATTACCGCTACACCGTTACGACGGGTAAAAGCCTGTCGGTGAAAAACCTGCCCATGGGTGACATGCCGGTATTCCAGGGCGAGCTTGTCCTGAAATACAAGGGCAAGACTGTGTACGTGCGCGTGCCGAACTTTGTCAGCAACAAGCTCGGGATCGCTACCAAGCAGGACGATTACACCATCCCTGACTTTGAATTTACCGGCTATGCGGATGAGTTCGGTGAGGTGTGCTACTGGAGTGCCAACGAATGACGGTCGTGAATGTTCCCGGTGTTTCGTTCCCGTTTCCAGGGAAAACGCTCGTCATCCCACCCCTTGCGCTGGGGGATCTGGAGCAACTGCTGGAGCGGATCAACGCGGTGATGGCCGGCAACATGGACCGGGACAGTATCGCAACGGTGATCGATGCCACGCACGCGGCATTGCGTCGGAACTACCCAGACATTGAGCGCGCAGAGGTGGCCTCGCTGCTGGATCTTCGCAACATGCGTGATGCGTTGGATGCTGTTATGAGTGCCTCGGGCCTGGAGGTCACAGAGTCGGCGCCGGGGGAAGCACTGGCCCCTTCGACTGGGGCCAACTCTACGCTCACCTGATCGCCAGTACCGGGCAAAGCCCGGTCACGCTTCGACGTGACTGGGACATGGTGATGGTAGGGCATATGACCGACTACTGGCGGAGCCACCCGCCCGTGCACGTCCTTGTGGCTGGATACATGGGCTACAAACCGACCCAGGAAGTGACTGATGCACCGGATCTGGCCAGCAACCTGGCAGCAATGTCTGCCGAGTTGGCTAGCGAGCTGCCCGAGCACCTACGCCTGGCGCTGGACGCGTTTTCCAGCAGTCAGTAGCTAATTCGAGAGAGTGGGGGGCTTGATGAATTCGATAGAGGTTATGTGCTTGAGCAAAAACACGATTTTGTCATTTTGCTCAATCTCCACTAAAACCTCTTCATCCATCACCGCCGCTATCCTCCCGAGACAGGGCATTTCGGCTACCTCAAAAAATGCAGGCAGGTTTAGGTAATGCATGCGTTTGAGCCTGGTGGTGAACATTCATCGCCCTCCGTTTGAATGGAAAGTTTCGTACTCACGTCTCAGGTAGATCTCAGACTGTCTCTGTATTTCGTAAATCCATTCAATGCTTGCCTGACAATCTAATGATGGTGCTGATTAATGCTACCTATCGTTAGATTTTGTCAAAGTTCTGCTCATCATGATTTGGGATTTAATGGTGAAGGCACCGTAGAGGTGGTCCCCAATAAATCGAATCAACTGCCAGGTCGTCATCGATAGTCTCGCCTTAGCGGGTCTTTTTTTTGTCTGTGATTGAGGTCTTGGTATGGATCGTAATATTGCCTATCAGTTCACTGCCGGCACCCAAGGCTTTGATCGTGCGGTCGAAAGCATCGAGCGCAACATGCGTGACGCTCGGACGACATTCAGCCGCGAGCTACGTGCCATCAACACCGAGATGGTCGGCAGCCAAACCCGCCTGGCTCGTTTTGGCCCGGCCGTTAATGAAGCGTTTTCTGGCGTCAGCACCATCATGCGCTCGGGGCTCGGTGGTGTGGCGGCAGGCATTGCGGGTGTGTTTGGTCTGGGTGCTTTCAAGCTTGGCCAGATTGTTAGCGATAGCAAGGACGCGGCGATCCAACAGGAGGCTGCTTATCGTGGCCTGGAAGCGGTGGCCAATCATGCCGGTGTCGGTATTGGCCGGGCCATGGATGAGGCCAACAAGCTCGCCTCCGACGGCTTGCTCAGCGTCGGTGACGCAGCCAAAGCACTGCAAAACCTGCTCAGCCGTGGCTACAACGTTGACCAGGCAGTGGCGGTGATCAACCGCCTAAAAGACGCTGCAGCGTTCAACCGGCAGGCCAATCTCAGCATGTCGGAAGCTGTGGTGTCGGCCACCGAGGGCTTGAAAAACGAAAACTCGGTGCTGGTGGATAACGCCGGTGTCACGAAAAACGTCGCCAAAATGTGGGACGAGTACGCCAAGAGCATCGGCAGCAGTCGTGACAAGTTGTCGGACTCGCAAAAGATCACGGCCGAATACAACGGCATCATGAAAGAGACCGAGGCTCAGGTCGGCAACGCCGCCAAAGCGGCCGATGGGTTGACTGGGAGCCAGGCCGAGCTCGACTCCAAAAGTAACCAGCTGCAGGTCACCATCGGTACCATCCTTGAGCCCGTCTTCATCAGCCTGAATAAGCGACTGTCTGAAACCGCCAGTTGGTTCAACAACCTATTGAAAGGTATGACCGGCGTAGGCCTTACCGTTGATGAGGTGGCGGCGAACGTCGCGCGCTACGAAGCGATGTTAGGAACAGTCATTGCCGGACCGCGCGGTGGGGGTGGCAAGGCCCAACTGGAAGCCACGCTGGTCGAAGAGCGCCTGCTGCTGGAAAACATGCAGTTGGTTTCCAATAAGCTGGAAGAAGTCGACGCGGGTATGCGGTCCCGTTCCGCTCGCATTGAAGAGCAGCGACGCAAAGTGGCGGAGATGGCCGCGACCGGCGATACAGCCCTGACCAAAGCACCACAGCAGGGCAGGACAAGTCCGACCGCTTACGGCGTTGAAGTCGCCCGGTTGACCAAGCTGGAGCAGGCATACGCTGCAGCCGTCGAGCATCGGAAAAAAATAGTTGAGTCCACAACTCCCCCTAAAAAAGCGGATGACCCGGTAAGTGCGCCGACGAAGGCCACGTCACGGGTCAGTGAGTGGGCAGAAGCATTGGACGCGCAGAAGGTCGCTCACGCACAGCAGCAGGCCGAACAGGGCACCTTCCTGCAGTTCTCCCAGCAGCAGGAAATGCAGTACTGGCAGGGCATTCTCAAGCGCACGGATTTGAGCGCGGCCGAACGTTTGAGCGTTCAGCGCAATTACCTGACGTCACTGAATGCGTTGCGCCGGCAGGACGAAGGTCAAGCCTTTGCCGATCTGCAGGCCCAGGCACAGCAGTACCGCAACAACATGGACGCGCGTCTGCAGATCGCTCAGCAGACATTAGAGCGCAGCCGGCAACTCTACGGCCAGGACAGCCAGGAATACCGCAAGGCTGCGGCAGAGGTGGTCGCTGTCGAGCGCGAAAAGCAGCAGCAAATCACCAACATGAAACAGCAGCAGCTGGCTGCCGATCAGCAGGCGCGGCTTACCGATGTTGCGCATGCCGAGCAGATGGCCCAGCTGGATCTGCAAGCCAACCTGATCACCCAAGGCCAGCTGCTGCAGGCCCAGGCCGAGTTCGAAAAGCAGCGGTATGCGATCGAAGCTCAGGCATTGGCCGAGCGTAAGGCGTTGCTGGAGCAGGATCCTGACCGCAACCCGGTCGCGCTGCAGCAGGTCCAGCAGCAGATCCTGGCGCTGGAGCAAACGCACCGCAACAGCATGGCGGTGATTGGCAGGCAGCAAACATTCGAGTCGCAAAGCAACTGGACGGGCATGGTCGACAGTCTGCGTACCAGTTGGTCGAGCGGGCTTACCGGCATCATCAGCGGCACCATGAGCACCCAGGGCCTGTTGCGCGGGATCTTCACCAGCATCGGTACCGCGTTCGTTGAGAACATGGTCACCAAGCCGTTGATGGCCTGGATGTTCGGTGAGACGGCTAAAACCGGCGCGACGGTAGTGGGTGTAGGCGCTCGAACGGCTGCAGAGGCAGGCGGTGCGGCTATGTCCGTAGCGATCTGGGGCGCAGCCACGATCAAAAACATCATTGCCAGCGCCTGGCAGGCCATGGCCGGTGCCTTTGCAGCCATGTCGGCCATTCCGATCATTGGCCCTGTCCTGGGCGCAGCGGCGGCAGTCGCCGCCGGTGCGTTCGTATTTGGCCTGGTGAAAAACGTTGCTTCGGCTGAGGGCGGCTATGACATCCCTGCCGGTACCAACCCCATGACACAACTCCACGAGCAGGAAATGGTGCTGCCTAAGCAATACGCCAATGTCATTCGCCAGGCAGCTAATGGGGAAGGGCAGCTAGGCGGTTCTGGCGACAGCTATCACTACCACGACAGCAGCGGCCGGATGTCTCCCGCTGATATTCGGCGTGGTGCGCGGGTGCTGGCTGAGGAAATGCAAAAAATGCGGCGCAACGGCGCCATCAAAACTTAGGGGGGCGAGATGTCGTTAGGACCTTTTTGGCCGGCGCGCTGGATCGCCAGTTACCCCGATATGGGCGCGGCGGCGGAAGGTGTTCTGCCGCGTCTGCCCGGGCAAACCCTGCTTTCAAAAAAAGCACCTGAGTGGAGTACCGGCGTGCAGAAAGCTGCCAGTGGTCGACGCCGGACTACGGCGTACTACCCGGCGCCGCTGTGGTCTTTCCAACTGAGCTACAACGCTGTGCGCAAGCGCCCCGGCTTGGATGAGTGGTCGAGGCTGATTGAGTTCTTCAATCAGCGCAAAGGGCAATTCGGCGAGTTTCTGTTCTTTGACCGCAGTGATCACCTGGTAACGCTTCAGCGCTTCGGCACCGGGGACGGCACCACGCGAACATTCCAGCTTTCCCGGGAGATCGGTCACTGGGTGGAGCCGGTGTACGGGGTCGTCAATGTGGACGTTGTCACTGTCAGTGGTGCTCCTACTTCAGCCTTCACTGTGGATGAGCTGGGGCGCATCACCTTTACGGTGGCCCCTCCGATTGACGCGGCGCTGGTGTGGAGTGGGGCGTTTTATTTTCGCTGTGCTTTCGAGGCCGATTCGCTCGACGGGGCTCAGCCTTATCGCGCGATCTGGGAACTCAAAAACATCGCGTTCTCGAGTATCAAACCATGATCGATGCCACACCTGAACTGAAAGCCTTTCTGGCCACGGCGCGCAGTTTCGTCATGGCGGATCTGTACACGATTGCCCTGGCCAGCGGCCAGGTGCTGCGTTACACCGATGCGGGTTTGCAGATTTTTTATGGCGGACAGAACTACTCGGCCAGCGGTCCACTGATCAAGCGCACCGGCGTGCGTGCGGTGCGCGGGATTGAGGTCGACACGTTGAACGTGACCTTTACCGCCGGCATGGACGACACCGTGTTCGGCGAGCCCTTGCTGCCATTCATTGCCGGCGGCGGTTTTGACGGTGCCACCCTGAACCTTGTCCGAGCGTTTATGGCGGACTGGCTGTCGCCCGTGGTGGGCACGGTCACTCGTTTTATCGGGCGGGTCGCGGAGGTGGATCCTGCCGATCGCGAGCAGGCGACGGTGACAGTAAAGTCGCCGATCGAGCTGCTGGATACCAAGGTGCCCCGGGGCGTTTATCAGCCCTCCTGCCTGCGCACGGTGTACAGCGCCGATTGCGGGGTGAACCGTGCCCTATTTGAAACCGTGGGTGTGGTCCAGGGCGGCAGCACGGCCCTGCGTGTGAACTCCAATGTGCCCGCTACCCAGGGCTGGTTCGACCAGGGCGTGATTCGTTTTGTGAACGGTGCCAATGCAGGTGTGACAAGAACCGTACGCCGATTCACTGCCGATGGCGCCGTGACGATGATCCTGGGGCTGCCAGGCGTGCCAGTGGCAGGTGATCAGTTTCTGATTTACCCGGGTTGCCCACGGACGCTGGATGCCTGCACCAACAAGTTTGGCAACCGAGCGCGGTACCGGGGGATGCCGTTCATCCCCGTCGCGGAGACATCGGTATGAGCCCGTTCGAAGTGCTGCAGCGTGATGCCGTGGTCGCGCAGGCTGAGCTCTGGTTGCGCACGCCGTACCAGCACCGGCAGCACCTGCTCGGCGTCGGCGTCGATTGCGCCTGGTTGCTGATTGAGGTGTATCACGCCGCCGGGTTGATTCCCTCGATCGATCCCGGGGCGTATGCCCAGGACTGGCACCTGCACCGCAGCGAGGAACGCTACCTGGGTTGGCTGGAGTTGTACGGCCGGCAGATCGACGTCCCGCAGCGTGGCGATGTCGCGGTCTGGAAGTTCGGCCGGACCTTCAGCCACGGCGCGGTGGTGGTCGATGAGCATCGCATCATTCACGCCTATCGGGACATCGGCGTCGAGTTTGCAGACATGCGCGAGGAGCGGCTCTCCAGCCACACCGTGCGGTATTACACACTTAACCGATATGGAGTCAGCGATGGGGGGCAGCAGTAGTACCATTTCCAACAGTGCAACGCGCATCAACGCGCTGCAGATCCAGAGCAGTGCGAGTGGCAAGCCGATCGCCTGGATCGCCGGCCGCAACCGCGTCAGTCCTAATCTTATTTATTACAGTGACTTCGAAGCTGTCGCCAAAACCACGACGAAAAAGTCGGGAGGTAAAGGCGGGGGCGGAGCCACCCAAAAAGACACGACCTACACCTACTACGCGGCCATCATTTTGGCCGTCGGGCGAGGTCCGCTGGGTGCGATTCACCGCGTATTTCGTGACAAAGAGGTCTTTTCCTCACTGGCGCAGATTGGCTTGAACTACGCCAACGGCACTCATGATCAGGCGGTGTGGGGGTTTCTTCAAACTCGCCACCCTGCCGAAGCGATTGCCTATTCCGATACGGCCTACGTGTTTTCCAGCAGGTACCTGCTCAACGATAACGCCGGCGTCCAGAATCATACCTTCGAGGTGGACGGGCGTTATCAGGTGCCCGGCCTGCCGGATGCCAACCCGGGCGATTTCCTGCCCGGGCTTTTGCTCGATCCGTTGGACGGCATCGGATTTACCCCGGCATGGGTCGCGGATATGTCGAACTACCGCAACTATTGCTTGGCGGAAAACTTACTCTTGAGTCCGGTGCTCGACGAGCAGTCACCGGCGAATGAGGCGATCGCGCGCTGGTTGCAACTGACCAACAGCGAGATGGTGTGGTCTGCTGGTCAACTCAAGGTGATTCCCTACGGCGACCAGGCCGTCACTGGCAATGGCGTGACGTGGTTTCCAAACATCACCCCAGTGGCGGATCTGACCGATGACGATTTTCTTTCTGAGGACGGTGAGCCGCCGGTCTCGCTCAAGATCAAGAGCCAGGCCGACAGCTACAACGAAGTGTCGCTGGAAATCCTCGATCGCGATCACGAGTACAACACCGACGTGGTGCGTGCGCCTGATCAGGCTGCCATTGAGCAGTTTGGCTCCAAGCCGATGGACACCATCAAAGCGTACGAGATCTGCAATATCGCCATCGGCGCCCATGCGGCGCAACTGTTGGTGCAGCGCAAGCTGTACGTGCGTAATGAATATGAGTTCTCCCTCGGCTGGCAGCATGTGCTCCTTGAGCCTATGGACCTGGTCACGATCACTGAGCCAGGGTTGAACCTGCACCAGCGCCTGGTCCGGCTGATTTCGGTTGAGGAGGACGAGCTGGGTAAGTTGGCGATCGTGGCCGAGGATGCGTTGCTGGGTGTTGGTAGTGCCCCGATTTACCCGGTGCAGAGCAAGAGCGGTTATCAGGGCAATCAGAACGTCGCCCCTGGTCCCGTCCTGGCGCCCATCATGTTCAACCCGCCCGAGAGCTTGCTGCCCGCCGGCACACTGCAGATCTGGGGCGGTGTTGCCGGTGTGGGTGAAGCCTGGGGCGGTTGTGAGATCTGGATCAGCGCTGATGGCGACAGCTACCGGTTAGCGGAGACGATTTACGGCAGGGCGCGCATGGGGCAACTGACAACGACTCTGGCCGCTGGAAGCGACCCCGATACGGTCAACACCTTGTCAGTGCAACTGGCAGCGGCGACGGAGCTGGCTGCCGCCACTACTGCAGAGGCGGACAGTGGCGCCACGCTATGTTGGGTGGCCGGTGAGTTGCTGAGTTACCGAGACGCGGTGCTCATGGGCGTCGGAGGCTATGAGCTGAGTTATCTGAGACGCGGACGTCTGAGCACGGCCATCTCCAGTCACTCGGCCGGTTCACCCTTTGTGCGGTTGGATGATGCCGTCTGGAAGTACAGCTACACGTCCGACCAGGTCGGCAAGACTGTCTGGGTCAAGTTCCGCTCATTTAACGTGTTCGGTCGAGCGCTTGAGGATCTGGCGGATGTCACGGCCTACAGCGTCACGTTGTCGCCGGCCCGGGTAGCGCCTGATACCGCGCAAAACCTCGCCCTGGTCGGTGCCTTCGAGGCGCCGTACTTCACCGTGAGTTGGGTGGCCGGAGCTCGTGCCGAAGATCGCTTGGTACGCATTCGTCACGCGGGCAGTAATGCCCTCCTGCGAGAGGTGGCGACCACCAGCACGGCATTCACGTATCAACGTGAAGATGCGCTGGTGGATGGCGCGCTCATTCGCAGCTATCGGGTGGAGGTCATCGAGCGCAACGCTGCAGGCCAGGCACAGTTGGTGTCGTTGTTGGTCACCAATACGGCGCCGGCGCCCGTTACGGGAACCGCCGCCACGGTCACTGGCACCACCACCGCGGATGTCAGTTGCGCGGCCAGTGCTGCAGACACGGCGGGCTATGTGTTTGTGTATTCGACAGAGGAAGACTTTGATCCGGCAACTGCAGGAACGGTCGGCTATCAAGGCGTATCACGCACCGGGCAGATCACGGGACTGACGCCAGACACCACGTATTACCTCTGCGCTGCAGCGTACGACACCTGGAGCAGTGTACGCAGTCAACTCAACTTCGCCCCGGCGATCACCTTCAACACCTGATAGAGACTCATCATGCAACCTATTCAATTCTTTGCCGCAAGGGCTGAAGACGGCGTGCTATTGCCCGGAGCAACGGTGAGTGTGCTTGTCTCCGGGAGTGAGACGTTGGCGCCGCTGTTTTCCGATGCGGCGGCGACCGTGGTTCTAGCCAACCCCATGCATGCCGATGCCAGTGCGCGGGTGTTCTTTTACACCACGGCGGCTCGCATCGATATTCAGATTGGTTACGCAGGGTACCGAGCGCCGCTGCTGCAGGGCATCGGAACCAGTGATCCGGTGGATATGATCAATGCGGAAATTGATCGTCTCAACCGCGATATGGTCGATGGAAAAGTGCATGCCACTGTCGCGGCAGGTCTTCTGGCGACGGTCGACGGCCAGTCTTTTTACGTCGAACCCACCTCGCCAGATATATCGCGCAGTCTGTATGTGCGGGTCAGTGCCACGGAGGCCAGGCACGTCTCCGATGATCCGTCAGTGGGTTACATCGCAGAGATAGACGTGCGCACCTCTGCGGTTGAGAGCGGCACGTTTAACGGCTTGGAGCTGCGGTTTGTTCGACTGGCCGTAGAGTCCGGCTACACCTGGGCGCTGGTCGATTCGGTTGGACGCATGGCGCTGGGTTGCCGGGTGGATGGCTCACTCGTGGGCAAGTTCATGCTGCGCGACGGCACGGTTGATCGCAACACGCTGAAACTCGACCTCGACGGATTCATCGCCAAGGCATTGGACCCTCAGTCGGGATACGCGTGGGCAGTGATCGATACCCTGGGACGGATTGGTCTGGCTCTTCGAGTGGACGGTACCGTTACCGGGAAATTCTTGCTCGGCACCGGTGCCGTACCTCGCAAAGCGCTGGGGGCCGATCTGTCGGGCTTCATTGCGGTTCAACTGAGCCCAGAGTCCGGCTATGTCTGGGCCGTTGTTGATGCGGTTGGCCGCATTGCGCTGGGCATCACCACAGCCGGCAAAACGGTGGGTAATTTTGATATTCATATCCCCGATGTCACAGGGATCGAGTACCTCAAACCGGTTCACGACCTGCTTTGTGTAGGGGATTCCCTGACAGCCAACAGCAGTCAGGTCACCTGGCGGGAGCAACTGGCGCCACTGATCAGTGCGCGGACCATTGTGAATGGCGGAATTGGCGGCCAGACGTCTCGCCAGATCGCCGCGCGTTTCGGTGCTGGTACCGCACTGCTGACCGTCACGGACAACCAGATCCCGGCCTCGGGTTCGGTGACGGTCACGGCGTTGAGCACCTTATTGCTGTCCACGCCCGCGACCAATTCCGGCACCTACACGCTGACAGGTACCTTGGGCGGCATCCATGGGACGCTGACGTGTACGCACAGTGAGACAGGGGACTCCTCGGACGTTTACACCTTTGCTCGGGATGCTGCCGGAGACGCCCGATACAGCGCGCCCAAGTCGCCGTTTATACCCGACGTGCCCGGTGACGGGTTTTACACAGAGATTATCTGGATGGGTCGCAACAACCTCGACAACATCGAGCAGATCAAGGCCGACATTCGAGCCATGGTCGGTGTGCAGAAAACCGTTGAAAAACGCTACCTGATTATCACGCCGCCGCTTGGCGGGAACCCGACACCGGGCACGTCGACGGGAGAGGGTGTTGGTACCGCCACCTACAACAACTGTGTCGCCCTGGAAGATTGGGCCACCACCGAGTACGGCGATCGCGTGATCAAGATCCGCGAGTGGCTGATGCAGTTCAACGACGGCAGCGCCGACGATCTCGACGACGTGGCCAAGGGCGTGGTTCCGCGTTCACTGCGGCTGGACATCATTCACAACACCACGATCAGCAACGGGCATATCGCTCGTCGCATTGCCTATGAAATTAACCGGAGGTCCTGGTAATGGCCGGACAAAAAACCGTACTGGATGGCATCACCTTTACCGATACGACGTTGCCCATTCTGCGCTCCGATGCGTTGCTGAGTGCGGGGTCGCTGTATCTGTTCGATTTGGGGCATAGCTTGGGTGGTGTGAACGGAGTGCCGGCAGCGGGGGCTGTTATCCCCAATATCGCTTACGCCGAAGCGGCAGCCGTGCTCGGCGCTGGCACTGAGAGCAGCTTGGCCGGGGTATTCAGCAGCAACGCGGTCGCGGCCGACGCATTGTTTGAGCGAACGCCCAGGAAGGGCCTGCACGCCATTTACAGCCAAGTGAACAACACAGTGAACGGTCATGGCTCACAGATCAATGTCGCAACAGCGATCCGTGACTACATCATCGCGAACAAAACCCACCTGTTCTATTTTTCGGTATGGGCACATCGCACACGTGCTGCGCTCTCTACGGGGCATCGATACATGGAGATCGGTAGCGGCGGTAACTTCCTGGGGTACATGAATGGCGCCGGAAACACCGGCAAGGCTTCCGGGCTTTACAACGTCGTCGGCGGTGCCAACGCCGTGGCCAACCGGTACTCCTCGATGCGAGCGTCTGCGGGGAGTGGTGATACGGTTGCGGCAGCGGCCGGGAGCATTATTTTCGGTAACGGCGGATCTGGTTCCGCGCTGACCAATCAATGCCCCTCGGACATCTTCTATCGTGGTTACTGCGAGGATCTGACCGTGTCGGGGCGTACCTACGCTGACGTCGACGCCCTCGACAAGGCGTTATGGGATGCCGCTTTCGCGGCAGGTGGCCGGTTTGCTGGAGACACCTTCACCGCACCGTCGACTTTCCCATAGCTGGCCAGGTAAACCTATAACCCGCCGCAACTCATGGTTTGCGGCGGAAGCGGAATTTTTCCCAGCCGTTTTTGAACCTGAAAGTTCCTGTGTCTCCTCTGAGAGCGTAAAGGCTTGCTCTGTAGCAAGCAGTGAATCGAGAAAATCCAAGACGTCTGATTTTTTTGTAGACCCAAACCCATCCGTGGTGATTGGTAGTTTTGGCGGGCCTTTGCACCATTGACGCGTTCCTTCTAGGGGGAATTTGGCGGGGATGATAGCTATGTGCCCCATCCAAAGGCTGTCAATTAATAACGGGATGGAACTCTTATCACGACGAGCTTCCTGGCCTCATTCGTTTGAATACAGCACCGTTTAAAACAAACTTAACAGAGATCATTTCACCTCTAATCCCCGCCGTTGTGCGGGTTTTTTTCGTCTGGAGAAAAGGCTATGGCACGACTCTCAACCACTCAAGCGGGCAGCCGCAATGCGTTGGCCTTCCTCGACATGCTCGCTTGGTCCGAGGGGACCAGCACATCGCCGGCCACGGCCCTGGATGGCTATGACGTCATCGTGACGGGCATCGACAGAAAGCCTGAGGTCTTCAAAGATTTCAGTGATCACCCCTTCGCAAAGGGACGGCGCTCGAAGGTCATCAACAGCAAGGGCCTGACATCTAATGCCTCGGGCCGATACCAGCAAATGCTCAAGGACTGGCCGTATTACCGAACGTTGTTGGCCTTGCCTGACTTCAGTCCTATCAGCCAGGACCTGCTGGCTCTGCAGCACATCCGCGAATGCCGCGCACTACCGGACGTACATGCCGGACGGGTCGAATCCGCGATCGCAAAGTGCCGGAATATTTGGGCAAGCCTACCTGGTGCAGGGTATGGCCAGCGTGAACACCGGCTTGCCGATCTGATCCAGCAGTACCGCCTGGCGGGTGGAGCACTGTCATGACGGCATTACGGAGAGTGTCCCGCTGCCTGGCGCAAGCCGGAGAGGATCATTTGTATTTTTCATGCCCTGGTTGCGACATCGCGCATGGTGTTTCACATGGGAATGGACCAGGGCCACGGTGGGGGTGGAATGGCAATATGGAGGCGCCGACGTTCACGCCGAGCATTCTGGTCCGATACAGCTGGTCGGACGGTCCCCGGGTTTGCCATTCGTTCGTGACCGGTGGGCGCATTCAGTTTCTTGAGGACTGCACTCACCATCTGGCGGGACAGACCGTCGACCTACCCGATTGGGAGGATGAGTAATGCTGACCACACCACAGAAACTGGCAATCTTGCTGATGGCGATGATCATTGCGTTCGGCGCGGCCTGGCAGGTGCAAGCGTGGCGTTACACGGGAAAGCTCGCGAGCCAGGCCGCGCTGCAGGCTGACGATCTAAACAATCTGACCCAGGCCGCGCTCCGCCATCAGCAGACCGAACAGGACAAGCGCCTGGCTACAGAGCAACAACTCGCCGTCTCCGATCAACAGCACACCCGAGAACTGTCCAATGCCCAACGTAATCAGGCTCTATTGCGTGACCGCCTTGCTACTGCTGATGTGCGGCTGTCAGTCCTTCTCGACGCCAAGGACCCAGCCAGTGGTTGCAACGTGTCTGCCACCCCCGGCACCGTCGGCGTGGTTCATGCAGCCCGTCGAGCCCAACTTGACCCAGCGCATGCTCAACGAATTATCGGCATCACCGATGCCGGCGACCGAGGATTGATCGCCCTGCAAGCCTGCCAGGCCTACGCAAAAGAAGTTTCTATGCAATGACTGTAAATACATTGGAGCTAGTCTATCTACAGGTCATGAGGCGGGGTTAATAATGTCGTCAATCTTAATTGTTTTTCAAAGATTTAGTGGCCAATTATCTAGCGGGTGGTTCTATGTATCGAAATTAAAAGAGTGATGGTTGATTTAAGTTAAGTAAAAACCGTCCTTGGTATGCATTGTTATATTAAATAATTAGTGTTTGGTTTTTAGGGTTGAAGAAGGTTTTCGATCTCAACTATTTGTACCAAATAGTAGCCTTTGTTTCTAACAGACCGAAATAATTTTTCCCCTGAAGTGTAGATCTTAAATTTTTTCTGAAGCCTGCAAAAACACATGCAAATTCCTCTATATTTGTCTGGGTCCTTTCCTATATGTCTGGTTGTGGTTTCATTGCTTACAGGGTATCCAGATTTTATAGAGAATAGCTCAAGAATTTCACTTTCAATTCTGGTTAGCTGAATTGAGATATTAGAATGTGCATTAAATAATGTGCGTTCTTTTTTTTTAGCGTCCATACATTAAGTTTTTGCTTAACTAGAGTGCCAGTTGTTATGCTGTGATGTATCATCATTTTTAGAGTTCTAGAAGTTGTTTTTTGCGCGGAATTTAAATGCTGCAGATTTTAGTTATGTCATGTCATCGCCGTTGGTAAGATTTTCAACTGTGTCGGGGGTGTTATATTCGTTTTAATAGTAAAAGCAAAGAGGGAAAATATTTTTTTGAGAAATTGTGATTATTTGTCAGGTCTGTCTCAATGTCGCTGACGTAGTATCGATTACGAGTTTAAGGTGTCGATTAATTGGCGCCAAGAAGTTTGTAGGGAACTAGTTTTGAGATACGTAAGGGCGCGCGAAATGTTAGAAACGGAAGATTTTATTGAAGGGCGAGTATTCGTAAGTCGGATCTACTTTCCACGAGTGCTTGGATCTGTCCTGTGCGGTTTCGTGATACTGATAACCACATATTCAGATTTAACTAAAGTTTTATTAGTGCTGCTCGGCTTAAACGCTCTCGTATGGGCCCATATTGCAAGGTATATAGCATTTTATTCGTCAGATCCATTTCGATCCGAGAAAAATAATCTATTAGTTGATTCTTTGTTGTGTGGGTTTTGGATAGCTGTGATGCATGCGAAGCCAATTCCAACAGCATTGATTTTTGCGATGGTTGCAATGAATAATATTTCAGTTGGTGGGCCTGTGTTCTGGATTAAAGGCCTAATATGCAAATTGTCGGGTTTCTTTATTGCGTTTCTTGCTTTTGGGTTTTCTTACAAAGGGGCGTCTGAATTTGATGATTGGGTGTGCGTACCATTGGCTGTTATATATCCAATGATATTGGGTTTGGCATTTTATAGCCTGGCTTCTGAGTTTAGGAGCAATAAGAAGCAGCTCCGTGAATTGAGTCGTATTGACCCGCTAACAGGACTGCTTAATCGGCGGTATTGGAGTGAGATGGTCTCTGCGTGTTTGAAGCGAAAGAGTAAGAAAGAAAATTCCGTGTTGGCAATTATAGATATTGATGGTTTTAAGGGGGTTAATGATTCTTGCGGGCATACGGCTGGAGACAACGTACTACGTACATTGAGTAAGGTCCTGACCGAAAAATTAAGGGTGTTTGATTATATTTGTAGATATGGCGGAGATGAATTTTGTGTGCTGCTCACAAATGTAAACGCTTCTGACGCGGAGGCAAGGATGCGAGAGATATGTGAGGCTTTTAGATGTGAGTGTGATGCTATTTTTCCAGATGGGGGTTTAACTTTGAGTGTTGGTATTGTGCCATGGAACATTCATATTTCAGAAGTCGATTGCTGGATCTCTCTAGCTGACAAGAATCTGTACGCTGCGAAAAGAGGCGGAAAGAATCAGGTTGTTTGTGGAAAAGCTAGAGCTGGGAAAGAAATTTAG